CCGCAATGGGGCGCGATGCTTAACCAGGCCGGGTCGGCAGCCGGGGCCATGGTAGACCAGGCCATACCGGTGGACAAGCAGGTCACCCGGGAGGAGTTCGAAAAGGCCGTCAAGAAATACCGCGGAAAATAAATTATTAATTTTTTAAAGGAGACTGAGCAATGCAAGACAACAAACCGACCCTGCCGAATGCTTACGTCAACATAAACAACCGGAACCTGGGCCTGTCCCCGGGCCTGGTTACGGGCATTATGGCATTTACGGGCGTCTGCCAGGAGGGCGCCGCGGCATTCGACGCGATCGTCAGCCTTAACAAGAGCGACGTGGCCGCACAGATCGGATACGGGGAGCTGGCCGATGAGCTGCTGGACTTTTTCGACGCCGGCGGCCGGAAAGCGATCGCCGTACCCCTGGACATCACCACGGAGGCCACCGGTACCGGGGCCATGACCCCTACCAGGATAGGGAGCAGCACCGGGACCATCGCCCTGGACAAGGTGAGCGGGAAAAAGATATCGATCGGGGCCAAGGTCCAGATCGAGATCACCAGCACGGAAACCACCACGGCCGGCAAGGCCAAGTTCAAGTACAGCCTGGACGGCGGCGTGAATTTCTCCCCGGAGATTTACGTGCCGGCAACCACCTATGAAATACCCGGGACCAACATGGAGCTGACCTTCACGGCCGGCGCCGGCGCGACGTATTGGGAGGACGGGGACCTGTTCGACAGCACGATCGTCAAACCGGAGGCCAGCACCGGGGACATAGAGGACGCCGCGGACGCGATCATCGCCAGCGATTACCAGATCGACGCGATGGTGATCGTCCCGGATTGCAGCCCGGCCCTGGGGACCAGCCTGCAGACCAAGATCAAGGCCGCGGAGGGCAAGCCGGACTTCCGGTACGCGTATTGCATGGTCCACGCGGATCTGGCCGCCAGCGACATGAGCGACCTTATGACCCTTTACAACGCGCTCCGGGCCACGGTGGAGAACGACCGGATGCAGGTAGTGGGCGCGGAGGCCGTGATGCGGCGGGTTAACCACGGAGGCGCGGAGATCGAAAAGACCTGCATCGGCATAATTGCCGGCAGGCGGTCCGCCCTGGACCCGCAAAACGACCTGGGCCGGTTCGATGCCGGCGCCCTGGCCAACGTTCTGCGGCTGCGGGAGAACATGACCGAAACGCTAACGGAGGACCTGGACGCGATCCGGGTGGTCACGATCCGGCAGTTCAAGGGCGTGGCCGGTTTCCGGCCTACCAACGGCTGGATGACCGACCCGTTCTCGGACATTAAAAAGGACGCGTGGCGGGTGGTCCTGGATGACGCCAGCCATATCGCCCGGATCACCGCCCTGGGCCGGCTTAAAAACGAGGTCAACCCGGCGGATATCGAGGGCAGCACCACCGCGCTGAAAAACGATATCCAGAACGCCCTCGGCACGGAGATCGTGGGCAAGGGCCGGGCGGTTTCGGTTATCGTGGATATCCCGAATGACCAGGACATCATGACCACGGAAACCCTGCTGGTCGATCTCCAGCTGCTGCCCTACGGCCACATGAGCTGGATCGGAATCACCGTGGCCATTACCAACCCGGCAACGGCATAAAAATATTTAAAACCGGAGGAGATCGAAAATGATAAACGGCAAGTCTTTTGATTGGGAGGACGTCGCGGTCGACGCGCCGTGGGGAATCGGCCTGCAGATCAAAAATATCAGTTACAAGAGCACCCGGCCGGCGGTACCTACCTACGGCCGCGGCACGGTACCCAGGGGATACGGCCGGCAGAACCTGGAGCAGGACGGTGCCATAGACCTCACCCATGAGGAGTTCCAAAAGCTGGCGATTTACGCGGCTACCCAGGGCGGGTTTAGCCGGATCAAACCTTTTCCCATCACGGTGCGGTACAGCAACGATGACCAGCCGACCCAGGTCGACGTGCTGCCCAGCGTGTGCCTGGAGGAGGTAAGCGCCGAGGCAAACCAAGGGGACGAGGAGGTCGGGACCAAGAGCCTGACATTCAAGGTGATGGACCCGATCCTTTATAACGGCGTCCCGTTTGCGTAATATTCACCATTTAACCGGAGGGGTTAAAAATGGACGAGCAGTACCTCAACCACGTAACGGAGGAGGACATCACCGCGGCCAAGGACAAGCACGGTGATGAACCGCTCCAGCTGTTAGAATTCACGATGGATGACGGCAAAATTTTTGAGGGGATATTTGCCGTACCAACCACCGCCTCATTCCAGCGGTATCTCCAGACCGTAAACGACGCCAAGCGGAAAAACGCGTCGATCACGGCCAGCCAGACCTACGTCAAGGACAATATGGTGGCGCCGGCCTGGGACGATTTCTACGAGATGACCAAGGACCGGCCAGCCCTGCCCGTGATGATCGCGAATGAGCTGGCCCAGGGCAAAGGACTGGTGCGGAATACCGAAAAAAAAATGCTTTAAGCCGGGTCACCGTCGACATTTACGAGCAGCACTGGTTTATTGAAAGGTACGCAGGGGCCGCCGTTCTTAAGGAGGCATTACATGCCAAGGACGGCGGCCTGCTTTATTCAATAGCGATTATGAAAGCCAGGAAAAACCGGGAATTCCATATCCAGGATATACGCGTCGGGACCCTGCAGGCAATAGGGGACGCGTTCAAAAAGAGATAAGCGATGCCAAAAAAGCGTGAGGCCGAATTTATAATCCGGGCCAGGAACCTGACCCGCCGCGCCCTCCGGGCCGTAGGCACGGACGTTAATAAGCTGGGCAAACAGGTCAAGCAATTTAATGCGATCGGCGGCCGGATCAAGGCCGTGGGCCAGCAGGTCAGCGCCGTCGGCCGGCAGATGACCATAGCCGCCGGGATAATGACCGCGGCCATAGCGCTGCCAACCAAGGCGGCCGCGGATTTTGAAACGGGCATGGCCCGGGTTTCCACCCTCCTGGATGGGGACCTAACCAGGACCACGGAAATGTACGGGGAAACCGTCAAGCAAATGGCGGTGGACACGAACCAATCGGTCAAAATCCTAAACGACGCCTTATACCAAGCGGTATCCGCCGGCGTGGACGCCGGCGATGCAATGGAATTTATGGACGTAGCGGCCAAGGCCGCGACCGGTGGGTTCACGGACGTCCGGACCGCGGTGGACGGTTTAACCACGGTCATGAATTCCTACCAGCTGGAAACCAAGGACGCGCTCCGGGTCGCGGACCAAATGAACATCGCCGTAAAATACGGCAAGACCACGTTCGGAGAATTATCCGGCAGCATAGGCCGGGCGGCAGCCATGGCCGCGAATTTCGGCGTGGCCAGCGGGGACCTGCTGTCGGCCGTGGCCGTGATGACCAAGGCCGGGATATCCACAGAGGAGGCCGTGACCGCCGCCAGGGCGCTCCTGGTTTCCATTTCAAAGCCATCGGATGACGCGGCGGCCGCCCTGGACGCCCTGCAGCGACATATCCCGGTAGCGGACCGGCTCCGGTTTTCCATTACCAGCCTGCAGGATCGCGGCTTTTTAAATTATTTCCAGACATTGATCCAATTAACCGGCGGCAGCGCGGAGGCCATGAACGCCCTGCTGGGTACCAACGTCCGGGCCGCGGCCGGCTTTTTTAACCTGGCCAACCAGGCGGAAATATTCACCACGGTAGCGGAGGAGATGAAAGCGGCCGGTACCGGGGCCAGCCTTACCTTGCGGAATTTTGAAACCGTGAGCGGTACCGCCGGCTTCCAGCTGGGGCAGCTGGGCAAGGAATTTAAAAACATTTTGATCGAGCTGGGCGCCGCGTTTATACCGACCCTGCAGGACCTGGCGGCCTGGTTAAAACCGATTATCGCCAGCACGGTGGAATGGATAAAAGAGAACCGGCCGCTGATTACCACCCTGGGAAAAATCGTGATGGCATTAACGGCCGTATTCGCGGTCGTGGGACCGGTCCTGGTAGCGGTCGGGACCCTGGCCGGCGCGGTGGGCGCCGTGGCGGCAGCCGGCCCGGCCCTGCTGGTGGTGGGCAAGGCCCTTTTAATTATCGTGGGCCTGGTGGCCGGATTGATGATCGTGTGGGAGCTTTTAAAATTAATCGTGGAGGGCATCGAGTGGGTCGTGAAATGGCTGGCCGGACCGGTTAATCCATACGAGGCCATGGGCGGAGGGCCGGCCAGGGAGATGACGGCGGAGGACGCGGAGGCCCTGGGGTTCGAATTCGAACCGATCGGAGAAACGGCCGTGGAGCCGGACATAAAGGTCGGCGCCGCGGAGGGTGACATATCGGATTTTTACACCAGCGCGGAGGCGGACATCACCGCGGTCCATAGGGAGGAGGAGAAAAAACGGACCAAGGCATCGGCCCTGGAGGTAGAGAAACGGCTGGCCAACCTTAAGGCGGCCGGGGCCAAGGCCAAGGGAGCCGCGGCCATTACCCTCACCCCGGAGCAATACCAAAAATTACAGGGCCGGTTCTGGCTGGGAGCATCGGAGCTGGCAGAATTCCTGGGCGCCCGGGGCGTGGCCAGGAAAGCAGCTGCACCAGGCCCGTCCAAGGTAGAGAGCAAGCGGGAGGTTAATATAGGGGAGATCAACGTACCGGCCATAGACGATCCCCTGGCGCTGATGAACATCGATTTAAATATGCAGGTCATGGAGGCGGCCTACGGTTTCCACACCGCCGGGCAATCGTCGACATTCGTGACCGGAATCCCGGAAAGGGAGCGCCAGCGCGGGGCCGGAGGAGAATGGTAAAATGGCAGTAATACCGATAATGACAGCGGCCGTGAGTTACATCAACCGGAAAGCGGACGGGTTCTCCGGGGACGCCCTGGACCAAAACGCGTACCCCGCGGAGCTGGAAAAGGTCCCGGAGCTGCAGGACCGGCAATCGGCCTGGGGTTATGCCCGGGGTTATGTGCGGCCCCTGGTTCCGTTCGGCGGAATTTTGCCGCCGTTCGGACCGCCACAGCTGTCCAAGGAATACCGGCAGCTGCAGGAGGAGGCCCGGATCACCGCGGAGCTGGCCAACTTGGACCGGTTCGTGGAGGACCAGGTTTATATCAACGGCCGGGTCCTGCCCGGGATATTCCAGGGCATGCGGCTATCGGGCGGGATCTACAGCGAACGGGTGACGGTCAAGGCCCGGCCGGACAAAAAAGTAAAAGGCAAGGTGGTCAAGCGGCACTTCCAGGTAGACAACGGGGACCGGCCGATATCCGGGAGCATTGCATTTTTATTGCTGGATGACGAATACAGCACGGCCAAGCGCAAGGCCCGGGAGTTCATCAGCATTATAACGGATTGGGAGGCCGGCCAGGTCGGGGACAAGGAAAAGATACCCCGCGTTTTTACCCTGGGGTCGAATTGGAACGGGGAGGACTGGAGCGGCCCGTATAATTTCACCAGGATAAAAATCCGGGATTACAGCATGGAGGCTAACACCGGGGACCTGGAGGGCCAGCTTAATATCGAGTTCATGTTCGAACAATACGATGCCCTGGACAGCGAGGGCAAGCTAAAGAAACCCAAGACGCCGGTCGGCAGCGAGGGCGCCGAACCGACAGAAATGGAGGGCGCCCCGGTACTACCGCCGGGCGGTGATGAATTCGCGCCAGTATAAAAACCGGCCGCGGTTCTTGATGGTTGGTGTTTTCCGGTACACAACCCGGGACCCTTTCGGTGCCAAATATAGAACCCGGCCACCTTTAAAAAAGACATGATAAAAAAAGTAACCACCAGCCGGGCCGGTACCCAGGAGGGGACCAACGTCCCGGCTTTCCTTATTAGGGACAGCATCAATTTTAATAATTCCGGGGAGGTCTGGATTAACAACCCGAACGGAACCCTGGACGGGAAATACCAGGTAGATGATGAGATCACCGTCGAGATAGGGGAAATTTTAAGCGGCGCGGAGGAGTTAGATATTATTTTTAAGGGACTTATAGCGGACGTGGATGAGGACGATCGGACCCGCCTGGTCGTGGCCGGGTTCGGCCGGACCCTGCAGCGAACGCAATACAAAAAGACCTACCACCTAATAGACGCGCCGAAAATTATCCGGGATCTGCTGGACCCGACCGGGATCGATTACGAAACCGGGACCCTGCCAACGGACCGGAGGCATACCCACATATGCCCGAACGGCAGCATATGGAAAGAGCTGAACCGGCTAAACGAGGCATGGAACCTGCAGCTGGTCCCGTATTTTAACCGCCGCGGCGTTTTGATTTTAAAGACCCGGGAGGAGGCGGCCATAGACACGGACATAGAATATAACAGCGGGGAATTTAAAAATTTTCAAGACCACCTGCTGACCCTGCCCCTGGACCAGGAGATCGAGGCAATGATGAAAATAAAAATCCTGGGGCAGGAATACAGAGTAACCGAACACCAGATGAGGCACGATGAGCGCCGATCTACCAGCACTATCGTCACTGCAAAAATTTGAACAGCTGATATGGAACGCGGTGGCCAAGCTGCTGCCCGGGACCGTGGGCAGTTTTGGCACGTTCATATTTGCCAGGATCAACAAGGTGAATACGCCCTGGGGAAAATGCGATGAGCGCGGCAAGGGATACAGCTGCGACATACAGCCGCTGCTGGCCAACCTGGAGGAGGACCCGAACGTGGAGGAGATAAAGGACGTGCCGATCGACCCCTCGCTATTCGGCGCCAGCATTGCCGTGACCGGGACCCCGGTGGAGGGGATGATCGCCCGGGTCGGGTTCATGTACCGGAATCCGGGATACCCTTTTATTTTATCGATCACCGCGGAGGGTGACAGTTTCCCGGGCCAGGGACCGCCGCAGCACCCGGGCCAGGTCCCGGGAGAAACCCTGGCGGAGATGCTGGTGAGGCATACGCACCTATCGACCGGACCCGGGGCGCCTACCACGAACACGCAAGCAACGGTACCGCCAGGCGGACCAATTATAAAACCGGACCTGCAGAGGTAACCATGGCATTAATAGACAGCGGACAATTGACGGCCCTGGCGGAGGACATCGTACCGCCCCTGCCGGCAGACCCTACCCAGGAGCAAATAGACGGGCGCCAGGCGGCCGTGGATAATACCAAGGAGCTGTGCCAGAAAATAATGCAGTACTTGATTGACCACCTGGAAATCCTGGGCGTGAGCGTGGGGACCGGGACCCTGCTGACCCCGCCGCCGATCGTCACGCCGGCCGATGGCGGAGTTACATTATTTGGATCGACCCTGGTACCGCAGATCAACGGCAAGAGCATAACCCAGGACAACCCGGGGACAGGACTCATACAATGAGCGTGGACCAGCTGCCAGGCCAGGTAACCGGCGGGATCGTGACCCTGGGAACCGAAACGCCGCCCCGGGTAACCGGCTGCGTAATTAACAAAGCGACACCACCGGCAATCCAGGGAGGCATGGTCCAGGAGGCCCTGCCGCCGGCGCCGGAGGGGACTCACATAGAGCAACCATAGCGGAGGAGAAATGGATAATATTTTATTTTGGGACGTCTCTCCGGACACCACCGTGACCGAATACGATATCGGCCGGGCCGTGGACCCGGGAGGCCAGGTCATGCCGCCGCCCGGGACATTTTCAATAATTGATACCGTGACCGGCCGGCTTAACAATACGTACACGGACACCGGCGGGACGGCCACCAGCTGGTACCGGGTCCGGGCCGTCAGCCCGGCAGGGGACGGGGAATGGAGCGTACCGTTCCGGGCCTGGGAGATCGCGGCCGCGGACACCTGCGTGGTATTCGGCGTTTTATTCGGCACGGACGGCAAGCCGGCGGAGGACGCGGAGGTATTGATCGCGGCCAGCAAGGGCAGCCTTTACATAACCGGCCAGCAATTCCAGATCGGGATGCTGAACGCCATGCCGATCCGGACCAACGAGAACGGGCAATGGGCCGCGGTCATGGTCCGGACCAGCAAGATGACCCCGTCCGGTTCGCATTATGTCTTTGAATTCCGGGACAGCCAGGGCCGGCCCCTGCAGGACCCCGGGAAAAAGACCGTGCCGGACCAGGAGAGCGCGAATTATAACCAGCTGCCGGCAGTTTAAATTTGACAATTACAGGAAAAACACTATTTTAAAACCATGAGCGCCGTAAAAGAATGCCTGGCCGATCGGTTCATCGATCAGACCAACCCTACCAGCGCGGACGGCGGGACCACAGTAACGGTCCAGGCCGTGACCGACGGCTTCCCGCCGGACCCGGAATACAAACACGGCCTGTTCCGGTTCGATCCAACCGGGATCAGCAAGACCAACCTGCAAAAAGTAATATTCCGATTTTACGGCGCCTGCCCCCCGTCCGACAGCATAAACCTGGAATTCTGGCTTTTAAAAAGGGACTGGATAGACGGGCAGCAATCCTGGAATAATTGGAAAACGGGATCTGCCTGGCAGACCCCGGGCGCCCTGGGCGCCAACGATCGGCTCACGCCGGCCATAGCAACCAAGACCATACCGGACACCAGCGGCACGTTTCAATGGTGGGAGGTGGAGCTGGACAAGACCACGTTCGAAACCTGGATCGACAGCCCGTCCACGTACCACGGAATCCTGGTGACCACCACAAACAGCGATGCACAGATCGCGATATATTCCATGGAGCACGGCAGCGGGAATAAGCCCTATTTATATTTTTTATACGAGCCGGAGGTTTACTTCGTAGACAAGGCCAGCACCACGGAGCGCGTACCGTATGACGTGGATCACCCGGCCCAGGAGCTGGAAACGGTCCGGGCATTTCATGACAGCGTAGAGCTGGACGCGGAAATCCGGGTCGCACCCGGGACCTATACCACCCCGGTAAACGGGAACCTGGCCATGGACGCGGACATCACGATAATCGTGGACCCGGCCAAAGGGGACGTGGATGACCGGGACACCTGGCCGACTTTGCCGGCAGTTACCCTTATTCACCCGGCGGACCACGGAGAGATCAACGATTTTAAAATACAGGGATTTAATATCGAGCGATTATATATCGATGACCAGGAATGGCATACCCTAAATGTGGACCTTTGGGATTTGCATTTCCCGGAGGCGGACTACGCCGGCCACCTAATCACCCTAAAGGAAACCCGGGCCACGGACCTGCAGCGGATAACGATGGACGGGAACGTGAACGCCAGCGGCCGGGCCATCCTGCTGCAGACCGAACACAGCGGCGTCCTGGTTAAGAAATGCACGATCAACGGAATGGAGCAATGGGGAATACACTGCAGCGCCGGAGATTTTAACGGCACGATCAGCAGCTGCATAATAAGGAATTGCGGCCAGGCGGTCCGGAATAGCAGCGGCGGCGGGACCACCACGGTGCGGGAAACCTGCCTATTTGAAAATGACCAGGACCTGGTGGACGCCAGCGGCGGCGCGATCACTTACGTAGAAATTAACAACATATCGGATGACCCGGACCATTACGATCCGGACGCGTTCGATTTCAGATTATGGGAATACAGCCCCTGCGTCGGTACCGGGGAGGGCGGCGTGAACATGGGCAGCATTGACGAGCTGGTAGCGGTCCCGGCCGGGGAGGCCGTGGCCGATTATTATTATACCCTTTGCAATTATTTATTTTACTAAGCCATGAGCAAGTACAGCGATTTAACAGACCTGGAGCTGAACCTGGAAACCGGGGAACCGGTGATCGACCCGAACACGAATGACGGCGTTTTAATTTCCGGGACCGCGGTCATCCTGCAGGACACCGCGATCCGGCTCCGGACCCAGCTGGGCCAGATCAAGCGCCAGGGCCTGGATGATTTCGGCTGGGATTACATGGCCAGATTAAAAAAGGATATCGACCTGAACACCCTAATGGACACGGCCCGGGAAATTGAGCGCATGGTCCTGCTGGACACCAGGGTCGATGACGCCCGGGCGGTCCCGTTTGACAAGACCGATGAGGAAACGGTACTATATAAAATCACCCTGGAGATTGAGGACGCGATCGCCGGGGAGGTCACGGTAACCCTATAGGAGCGGACAATGAACGAGGTAATAATTAAAACGTTCGATGAGATATACGCGGAATTTTACGCGGACCTGGTGACGTTCGGCAGCCAGATATCGAACACCGAACCGGGCGGCCATTACGATCAGCTGATCCGGATCAGCTGCCGGATATTGGCCGATGCGTATACCACCCTGGGAGCGGCCCTTAATATTTCCTTTTTAGATTACGCAACGGCGGAATGGCTGGACCTTAAGGCCGCGGAATTCGGCACGGCCCGGCAGGCAGCAACCAAGACCATAAAGGAATTCAAGCTAACCAGGACCAGCACCACCGGGACCCTGCAGGTTCCGATCGGGGACATTATCAAGACCCCGGTAATACCGCTGCTGGGCCAGCTGCGGTATTTTTCTATTATCAGCGATAAGGCGGACTACGCGGCCGCCGGCCTGGCCGGACAATTTGAGGACGGGGAGGGTGAGATATACGTCCGGTTCGAGGCGGAGCAACCAGGCAGCGATTATAACAACATAGAGGAGCGCCTGGACGTTTCCACCGTGACCATGGAGATCGAGAGCGGCCTGACCGGCGTGGACGGCGTGGAGAGCACCGGGGAGGACGCGGAGCCGGGGACCAACGCGGAAACGGACGCGGAGCTACGCGCCAGGTTAAAGGAGCGCTGGGCGGTCCTGGCAACGGGCGCGACCCGGGCAGCTTATATAGGATTTGCCAAGGACAGCCATGCCAGCGTTTACGATGCGAACATAAGCGGGGACCAGCCGGGCGGACACCCTACGGACGTAGAGGTGGTGGTGAGCGGCCCCCCGGGAAACCGGGCGCTGGACATCGGGATCAAGGTATACCCGGCGGACAATTTCAACAGCCTGTACACGGATGACGGGACCCCGGGCGGGGACCAGACCATCGGGACCGATATCCACGAATATATCCGGGCCAGGGCGCCGCTCACGGATTACGTTTATTTAAAAACCGTGACCGAAACCAGCCAGAACCTCACCCTGGAAATCAAGGTCCTGGACGGGTTCGAATTCGCCACGGTCCAGGCGGACCTGGAAACGCGGCTGCAGGCCCTATTTTTAATCGAGCGGGACGTGGAGGACGTGACCCCGCTCAAGGTAGGGGAGGATCTGCTGTTTTCAGTTTTGACCCGGATCTGCACGGACACGGCCGGGTTCAAGGATTTTAAATTCACGGTGCCGGACCCGGGCGTAAATGACGGCAATATCGACGTGGACCTGGATGAGGTACTAACCAAGGGGACCATAACGATAACGGAGATGACATAGATGGGCAGCGAAGATGGGGGCCGCTGCCAGCTGGTGGACGCGGTCCGGGACAAGACCTGTGAGGAGCGCCGGGAGGCCATGGAGAAATTATGGCAGGAGCGGCACGGCGGACTCATCAGCCGGCTAAAGGGAATGAGCGGCAAGCAGAATTTTATAATCGGCTTTTTGACCGTCGATTTTATCGGGATATTAATTTTAATTTTAGGATTATTTTTTAAATTATCATCCAATTAAGGGAGGACATATGGAAACCAGGATAACCAAGGCGGACCTCACGGCGCCCGGATCAACGGACCCGATTTATATCGGGGAGCTGGCCCAGCACGGCCTGCAGTTCCGGCTGGACGGGATCTCCACGGACCTGGCCCTAAAGGTAGAGGCCAGCAATAATGACAAAAACGATCCGCCGGACGCGGACAACGAATGGTATAACGCCGCGGAGGACAACGAAGTTTTTACTTTCGTGGCGGACGTTACCGACTGCTTCCGGCTGCCGGGCCTGGCGGCCAATTGGCTGCGGTTAACATTCGTAAGTTTTACCGGCGGGACGCCGGCGGTCCGGGACATTCAGTATATCGGCGTTTCCCAGGGAGGGAGGTAGGCCATGATAACCCTTATCAAGTCAGTTTTTGGAGGCGGCGGCGCGGCCAGCTTCCTGGGCCTGGATGACACCCCGTCCAGCTACAGCGGCCAGAGCGGGAAATCGGTCCGGGTCAAGGCCACGGAGGACGGCCTGGAATATTACACCCCGTCCGCGGACACGGATGAAAAGGTAGGGATCACCGCGGCAGACACCACGCCGGATTATTTGAACGCCAAGGTCGTGGGCGGGACCGGGATCGGCACGGCCGTCCTGGGCGCCGGCGGCAATGAGGACCTGCAGATCAACAATACCGGCCTGCCGGCAAACAACGCGCACCGGACCGGGGACGGCAGCGATCACGCGAATGTGGCGCTCAATGATACCCACCGGGGCGGGGACGGTTCAGACCACGCGAACGTGGCCCTAAACGATACGCACCGCGGGACCACCACCGGCAACCCGCACAGCGTGACCAAAGGGGACGTGGGCCTGGCCAACGTTACCAACGATGCACAGATCGCCAAGAGCCTGGTGACCACCAAGGGAGATCTGATAGCGGCCACAGCCAGCGCGACCCCGGACCGGGTGGCGGTAGGCAGCAACGGCCAGGTCCTGGAGGCGGACAGCACCCCGGGCGTGGGCGTGGCGTGGAAAAACAAGCCAACCAAGCAGCTGACCTACGTAATACCCGGGGACCTTTCCACCGGGGACCACCAGGCCATAGATATCCGGCCGCCGCAGAATTGCACCCTGGTGGAGGTTTACGCGACGGTTCTGAGCGCCCCTACCGGCGCCGCGATCAACATCGCGGTCCGGATCGGCGGCACGGACCGGATCACCGGCGGGACCTTTTCAATAGCGGCCACCGCAACCACCGGCAGCACTACCAGCTTTACGGACGCGGACGTGGACAAGGATGAACTGGTCCAGATCGACATAGACCAGGTAGGCAGCACCCTGCCCGGATCGGACCTGGCGGTAATGCTCCGGGTCCGGCCGGATTAAAGGAGGCCAGCCGTGGAATTATTAATCAAGACATCGGACAACGGGGTCCCGGGACAGACCGCCCGGGACCGCCGCGCATATAAGCAAGGGATGATCGTGGCGGCTTTCCCGGACGGCCATGAATGGGGAACCGCGGAGATGGATATCCGGAAATTTGTAATTATACGGATACCGGACGCGGCCTGGGACCCGGCCTGGCTGCAGCCAGAAATGAGCGCGGTCCTGGACCTGGACAGCAAGCCGTTTATAACGGCCAGGCGGCCCAAGGTGATCCCGCTCCTGGAGATTTTCACCAGAGCGGAGCTGTCCGGATTGATAGCGGACGCCAGGCCCCTGCCAGACAACGCGATCCGGAAAATATCCGACATCGGGACCAAGGCCCAGGATTACGATTATAACAGCCGGCCGGCGGAATTCGGCCTGGATTGGTGAGGAGAGCGCGATGGCAACGGAAATAATAAAAACCATTAAGGCAAGCGGCGGGGACTATTCCAGCCTGGCCGCCTGGGATGCAGGGGAGGCCCGGGATCTGCCCAGCGCGGATGAGATCGCGATCGCGGAGGTTTACGATTTCGTAGACACGGCCGCGGTCAACATTGGAGGCGGCTGGACCACGGACCCTACCAGGTACATACATATCCGCCCCGGGGCCGGCCAGGGACACCAGGGAAAATACGACGCCAGCAAATACGTCCTGCAGGTCACGGATTGGAGCGGTTCACTTTTTCAAATGGATGACGGCGCGGAATATTCCAAGATCGACGGGATACAGATCGAGGGCATATTAACAACCGGCTCGTCGTTTTGGTACATATTCCACCCGAACGCCCTGGCCAGCACCAGCAACCTGCTGGAGGTCCAGAAAATGATCATTAAAGGCACGATCACGGCCGGCGTCACCGGTTCAGTATTCGGATGGCGGATGGACGGCACGAATTGGAATTTTAAGGCCAAGAACATGATCATCCAGGACATAGAGAACGGCGGCAGCCAGACCAACTACGTGGGACTTTATGACAGCGACGTCAACTCTTTATTTTTGGCCCACATAACGATCAACAACTGCCGGGCCGGAATCCGGCGCGTAGGCGCGGACAACCCGGCGGCCAGCAGCAAGATCAGAAACGTGGTGTCCAGCAATAGCAGCAACCTGGATTTTTACGACGTTTACGACCCGGCCAACATTGCCTGGGATTACAACGCCGGAGATGAAACCCAGGCGGACATATACGGCGCCAGGTCCCGGAAAGGATCGGCCGGGATACCGACATACCAGGATGAGAGCGGCGGAGATTTCACGCCGGCCAGCAGCGACCGCAATATCCGCGGCCGCGGCGTGGACCTCTCCGGGGACAGCGACCTGCCGGTAACGGATGACATAAAAGGAAACCCGCGGCCGAACGCCGGCAAGGCCGTGGACATCGGCGCGATCGAGCGCCAGGACGGTACCGTACTAACCACATAAAAAACGATGGCGAACGCGAACAAGGATTATATCAAGGCCCTTTCCTACGCCTGGCAGCGGTTCCGGGATGAGGCGGAGAACATGCTCCGCAACCATTACGCACAGACAGCGCCGGAGGCCAGCCTGGAGGCCCTGGGCCGGGAGCGGCTGGTACCGCGGTACCCGGAGGAGAGCGACCTGGCAAAATACCGGGACCGGGTCGTGGGCGCCTGGGATGAGAACGTAGGCCGCGGCGGGTACCCGGAGATCATCCGGCTAATCGAGGGATACGGTTTTACATTTGTAAGTTTCACGGCCGGCTTTGCCGGCGGGGACCCGTATGACGGTTTTAATTTATTGGTGCCGACGTTAAGCGTTTTAAAATACGACGGGACGTACCAATACGACGGGACCATAAAATACAACGCCGTCGGGGAGAATGAAATCGCGATCGAGATCAAGCGCCCGATCGGGACACCGGTACCGCCGGCAACCAAGCAGCAGCTGCAGGCGGCCCTTTTAAATATCGTCCGGGCATCGATCAAATATATAAATATTTACGATATAGAAATGTAACGCGGAGGCAAAAAATGGATTGGTTAAATTTAACGAGCGTGTGGGCCAACCAGGTCGAATCCCTGGAAACCGTCGATGACGTAAAGGGCAGCAGCGGCGGGGACCCGAACACCGGGGAGGCCAACCAGCCGCACATCTCCCTCGGGAAACGAACCGAATGGCTCCGCGCCCAGCACATAATCCTGGACAACAAGGTCACCGGAATAGACAACCAGGTAATTATAAATATCGGGGACATCACGGATCTGCAGAATGATAAATACGATAAGGCCGGCGGGGAGATCAGCGGCAATACGGAATGGGAGGACCGGATCGTAGAATTCAAGGGCGTGACCGCGGTCCTGCACAGCGGCGCCGGCAGCATTATGCATACCGGGGCCGGTTCGATTTTACACGCCGGCGCCGGGGACATCGAGCACCAGGGCGCCGGGAAAATTAAGCATACCGGGACCGGGGACATCGAGCAGGCCGGGACCGGACATATTCATCAGAGCGGCAACGGAGATATTAAAAGCACCGGCAACGGGGACATAAAAAAGACCGGACCGAACGGATCGATCCTGGCGGAGGCCGGGGCCAGCGTGAGCGTTATCGGCGGCGGGGTCATACGGCAATGGGGATACCAAAAACAGAATCCCTACGTCTATGAATTGAGGCCGGAGGGCGGCCGCCTGCATTGGATCGATTACGATGACAGCGGGGAGCTGAACGTTTGCGAATACAACAAGCGAATCGGTTTTAATTATTTCAATGCCGGAACGGGAGCGGCGGGATACGAATACAATTTAATAAAATTAATCGGGGCAAATTCCCTGTCGACCCTCGATACCCCGGCCGGAGATTGGGATTATACCAAGCACAACGTATCGACCAACGACCCGTACTGCTGGCGCGTCCGGGTTTGGGGCAAGGTAATATGGCCGGCCGGAACGGAATACACCTACGCGGAGGGCATCCTTATAATTCCGGCAACGCCGGGAACGTACCAGGGCCTGCGCTGCAGTCATATAACAGCGGCCACAAATAACCCGCCGCGCTACGTGGCCCAGGAAAGCGGGGCCAGCGTGGTCCAGGCGGACACGTTCGGCGGCTGGTTCGGAATTAAAACCACTACCGGCTGGCTGATTTTTAAAAACAACCGGGCAACCCACAGCATCACCGGCCTGCGGATCGCCGTGGAACTGGAGATCATGGACCCGGGCATCACATGAGAATAAAAATTTATAGCAGGACCACGCCGGATGATCCGGAAACCGGCTACCAGGATGACCTGGAGCTAATCGGCCGGCACGGAAAAAAAGAGGGCCGATTTAAATGCAGCGCCTGCCCGAACCCGTACAAGCCCAGCGATCCGAAAATCCGGTGGGGAGATTACTACGGATGGCTGGCCCCGGGGACCTACAGCTGGCGGGTTTACCACAGCCAAAAATACGGGAAATGCCTGCTGCTGAACGGCGGAGGAGAATGCAAGAGCCGGGTCCCGAATTGGAGGCACGGGGACCGGCGGATTTTAAAGCAGGTCCTGGTCCACGCCGGCGGACATAAATGCCAGAACCCGGAATGGCGGGGCAGCGCCGGCTGCGTTACCCTGCACCGGGCCGTGTGGCCGAATTTTATAAACCATTTCAAGGAAAAGGATAGCGGGACCCTGGAGATCATCGATGCCCGGGGAACCGGTAACAAAAAGGAGGGGACCATGGGACGTTTCAGAATTGGACTCGGGATAAAGAAAGCGATCAAGACCGCCCTGGGAGCCGGCCTGGCAACCGCGGCCGCAACCAGCGTGGCCCCGCTCATGACCGGCCCGGCCGGGGACGCGGTCACCACCGGCGCGGACAGCCTGGTCACGGCCGTGGCCACCGCGGCAACCACCGCCAGCCTGGAGCCGCCGGATCTGCCGATCACCGCGATCGTGACCGTGGCCACCTGGGCATTAAAATTTTTAGCCGGGTGGATTAAGCACAGAAAATAGGCGCCCCTCAACCTCCAGCAGCACCAGGCGCCAGGCGCCCCGGGATGGCGACCCCGGGGCGCTTTTTTTATACCGATAAAGCGGCTTTTACAAGATATACAAATATTTTAATTTTTCATTTGACAAAACCGCCGATATGGTGTATATTCCATAGTATAGAAATTAACCCATACACGGAGGCAAGGAGCGATGACCAGGGAAACGGCGGTGAACGTGGAGGAGCGGAGGCTGGAGGCCCGGGAACAGGCCAAGGCCACGGCCGCGGAGATCGTAGCCGGCCTGGACCAGGCCAGCCTGCAGGAGCTGCAGGAGGCCAACGACTGCCTGCAAAAGGCGGCAGATACGATAAACAGCGATAAATAGGCTTTTATTCCTTATATATAAGGGCCGGTTTCCCAGCGACGGGAGGCCGGCCCTTTCTTTTTCCAGGCCCCGGAAAAATAATAAAAGTATTTTGATTATTTCTCTTGACTTTTCCCGGAAACGGTGTATATTGTAGAGTAGAATGAGAACAAAAACCGAAAGGAGCACAGGGATGAAAAAGGGAACCAAGGTACAGGTTAACAGGAAGCACCACGGCCTGGTCGGCAGCATCGGCCGGATCACCGGCAAGACCCACAAATACGGCGGACATACCTACCTGGCGGTGCGGTTTACGGGCGGCCGGGGCCGGGGAGAAACCCACTTCATGAGCGCCGGGGAGCTGAACATTATCCGGAAAAAAACCGACCTGCGGAGCACCAGCCGCTGGGACTACGTATAAACCGAAAAGAGCCAAAAATGACAGGATACGATCCGGCAGCAGAGGGAGAAAGGGCAGCACGGCAGGACCGGGCCAGGACCCGGGCCAGGGACGCGCTCAAGGCCACGGTGGCCCGGAAAGCAACCAGGTACGCCAAGGACCCCCTGGCCGCCCTGGAGGCCCGGAGAGCGGAGATCACCAGCAAGACCCTGGCGGAGATCACGGAAAAGGAATACACGGACCTGCTGGCCATTATCAAGGCAGAGGCCCGGATACGGCGGGACAGCGGGATGCCGGAGCCGGACAGCGGATACCCCTACAAAAACCGAAAGGGAGGTAAGGAATGAGCACCATAGAAAAAATTCAATACCGGGGTTTTGAGATCGAGATCGACGCGCACAGTACCCGGTTCGGGACCCTTTACGAACCCAGCAATAACTACGGGGAGCCGGTCATCACCCGGACGGCCTACCAGGACAAGGCCGTCGCGATCAAACAGGGCAAAAAGGACCTGGACCAGCTGATAGACCAGGAGGCCGCGGCCCAGCCCAGGAGCACCTGGTGCGATTGCAAGGAGGACCAGCTGCCGAATTCGGATTTTTACCAGGACGGGGAATGCCCCTGCGGAATTCACCACCACCACTACCACTGCCGGGAATGCGGCGGCGTAACGCAGACCGGATAACCGAAAGGGAGGACAGGACATGGACGCAATAGAAAAAAACAGGCTGGACCGCCTGCAGGCCCTGGCCCGGGCAACCGGGACAGCCAAGCAGCTGGTCACGGCCCTGGAGGAGCGGATGGCCCAAGAAACCGGCAAGGACGGGATCTCCCGGATGCCGGCCCGGATCAGCCTGCCGGACATCCAGGACGTAACCGAAAAGGCCCGGCTGGCCCTGGACCGGATCAACCGCGGCAGCCGGCCGGTCGGGATGATCTGGCGGGAGCCGGAGGGGACCCGGACCAAATACAAGGTCCAGTTCCCGCGCGGGATCATGACCTACTGCCGCAAAAAGGATGCGGAGGCGGTAGCCGGCGCCCTGGCCGGATTGGCCCAGGGATAGACCGATAAACCACCGTTTACCACGCCCCGGGGAGGCCAGCCAGGCAGCCCCGGGGCGCCGGGAGCTGGCCGTGGACCTTTACATCGATTATAAAAAGGAAAAGGAAATCGAGGCTGCCATAGCGGCCGAACAAAACCCGGTCCAGAGCTGGAGGATCGTGGACCGGATCGAGGGACCCTTCGAAACGCGGCAGGCCCGGACCGCCGCGGAGGCCCTGGACCCCTGGATGCAGGACGGGGACCGGGTCGAAACCACCAGGACAACCAGCGGGATCATGATCCACGAGATCATCGGCCCGGACGGCGGAGCGCTGGACTTTTACGCCGTTAAAATCGAGGCCGCGATTACCAACGGCCGATAGGAGGAGCGATGCCCAAGATTTGTTATATTGAAAAGAATTTTAACCAGCGGTCCCTGGAGCTGATCGACACGGCCAACGGGATCATAGAGGAGTACGAGGCGGAGGGATACGATTTGACCCTGCGGCAGCTGTACTACCAGTTCGTGGCCCGGGACATTATCCCGAACAAGGACACGGAATACAAGCGCCTGGGTTCGATCATCAGCGACGCCCGGCTGGCCGGCCTGGTGGATTGGACGGCCATAACGGACCGGACCAGGTACGTCCGGACCTGCAGCCATTGGGACACGCCGGCGGAGATCATCGAATCGGCGGCCAGCAGTTACGCGATCGATAAATGGGACGGGCAGCAGGAGCGGTGCGAGGTTTGGATAGAAAAGGACGCGCTCATCGGCGTGATTGAGCGGACCTGCCAGCGCCTGGACGTCCCCTGCTTTTCGTGCCGCGGTTACGTTTCACAGAGCGAAATGTGGGTGGCCGCGATGCGGCTCAAGCGGTGGACCAAGCGCGGCGTGGGAGTTACCATTTTTCACCTCGGGGACCACGATCCCAGCGGGATCGACATGACCCGGGACATCCAGGACCGGGTGCAGCTGCTGGCCGGGACCACGGATATCCGGATCGAGCGGATCGCGCTGAACATGGACCAAATAGAGGAGTACGGACCGCCGCCGAACCCGGCCAAGGTCACGGACAGCCGGGCCGGTACCTACATCGCGGAGCACGGCAACGAATCATGGGAGCTGGACAGCCTGGACCCGAAAGTTCTGGACAGCACGGTGGAGGAGGCGGTAGGCACGGTAATGAACAAGGCCCTGTGGAAAGGGCGCCAGGAAACCCAGGAGGCCGGCCGGGAGATGCTGACCCGGGCCAGCCGGGCCTGGGCGGACGTGGTCGACTTTTTAAACCAATAACCGAAAGGGAAAGGAGATGGTAGACATGCAGATCAAAACCGTCACGGACCGCAAGCGCGGCTGCGGCTGGCGTAAAGAGGGCGGCCTGTATTTGATGGGCGGCGGAGAATTCGCGCCCTGCGGCAAGCTGCCGGTACCGCTGGACGTTTGCCCCTGCTGCGGCGCCGGCGTCAAGCCGGCCCGGGGATGGACCTGGGTGAACGCGGACGCGCTGACCAAGGACGCGCCCTGCAGCATGGCCGGGACCCTGGAGCACGGATACCAGCACGAGATCTGCCCCCTGGACGGCCGGATCGGACGCGCCGGCCTGCTGTGGATCGGGGAGGCATATTACAAGACCCCGGAGGACTGGCTCCGGGAATCCCGGGACCAGGGGATCAGCCGCCGGATCAAGGCGGTACCCCGCGGCTTTGAGGTCGGGGAAACCTGGGTCCTGCTGGCACACCGCAAGGCGGTGCCGGCGCCGGCCCCGGACCAGGAGCCGGGACCCGGGATATTCCAGGCATTCCAGCCAACGGAAATCCAGTACGTGGTCACCGGCAAGGAAACGGACAAGGAGCTGGAGGACATGTGGGACCGGGGCGTGACCCCGATCCGGATCGAGCGGGATGAGGCCCAGGTAGACATGGGCCTGGGAGGCGCCAGCGATGACGCCGAATAACGGATCGATAAAGGCGGAGGCCCGGCGTCAATGGCGCCGGGCCGTCCGGGAGGACGCGAACATAAACGGCTGGCCGATTATGCCAACGGCCATGATGGATGAATGGACGCGGATCTACCAGGCGGAGGGCAAGGAGGCAGCATACCAGGACATAAAACAATTTAACAAGCGGGACGTGGTGGCCATTTACCTCGGACTTTTAGTTTTTATGGAATTTGGGATCGAGGTATACAACGCCGGCCGGCCGATCCCGGAGGAGGCAATCGATGGCCAAGAAAAAACTGAAAGCGGCAGGTAAGCGGCCCCGGGGCGGCAAGATGACCTACCAGGCCCGGGTGGAGGACAAGGACGTGCCGTGCGAGATCTGCAGCAAAAGACCGGAGCGGATAAAAGGGACCGGAATATGCTGGATTTGCCACGGAGAAATCCTTAGATTAAAAGCCATAGCTAACACGCCCCGGGGACGGGCGGAAATTAACGCGATACTGGAGGAGATCGATGCAGCAGGAAAAACCGAATAAGACCCAGCAGCTGGTGGCCGCGGCCGTGACCCAGGTCCTGGCCGGCGGGAAAAAGCAGATCGTGGCAAACAAGCTGTACCGGATCACCGCGGAAACCGCGGCGGCCCGGAAAAAGGACATACCGCCCTGGGCCGTTTTTATCCAGGCGGTCCGGGACCTGGGATATCCGATCAGCAAGGCGGAGGTGATCGAGTTCAAGGCCAAGAAAAAGGTAACATTCCAGGAGCAGGCATACCACCGGGTGGACCGGAGCCTGGACAATTGCATCAGCGAAATCGTGATGGCCGCGGCAAAATTAAAGACCAAGGCCAAGGCCAAGGGATATCCGCAAGAGATGCGGAGCGCCCTGGCCGATGCCCGGGGCCAGCTGGTGGCGGCCGCAAACAAGATAAATGAGGCGGCCCGGTAAAAATAGCTTGACTTCCGGTTAAAATATTTTTACATTACCGGAAAAACCGAAAGGAGGCGGAGTGCGGCAGCACCAGCAGCAGGACAAGCTAATCGGGATCGCGATCTGCATCGCGGTCGTTATCCTTGGATTAACATTAATATGCCGGGATTTTTACCCCGGCAAAACCGAAAGGGAGGACAGCTATGGTCAACGAGCGGACTAAAGAGATGGGCGGGGACCAGGCCCCGGGGACCGGGGCAACGGAGGTGATAGACGACGTGGAGGTACGGACCAACCAGGTACCGGCAACCGCCGGAGATTTACCAGCGGACGCGATGTCACCGCAGCAGCGGCTCCTCATGGATAAGATCAGCCCGGTGGAGCTGGACAAGCGCGTGGCGGAGGCGGAGGCGTTTATCGGCTACATGAACAAAATCCGCAAGCTGGCAATCCGGGCCACGGCCCCGCAGGATTGGGTCATAATGGATGACCGGCCCTGGCTGCAGGAAACCGGCGTAAAAAAAGTAAACCAGGTCCTGGGCATCCGCGTGTACGACGTAACCCTCACCGCGGAAAAGCATACCGATGACAACGGGCGCCTGGATTTGTACTTCACGGCAACCGGAAAAGGGGAGCTGCTGGGCCGGCAGGCAATGAACGTCGGGATGAGCAGCACCCGCGATCCGTTCTTTGCCCGGCGGAAAAAGCGGGACAGCCAGAACAAGGTAATATGGGACAACGAAAACAACCGGCCCGTAACCTACCTTTTAAATCTGGATGAGATCGATATACCCAGCGTCCGGAAAAAGGCCGTGACCAACCTGCAGGCCCGGCTGCAGCGGGACCTTTGCCCGATCAACCCTACGGCGGCGGAGCTTAAAGAGGCATTCGGAGATCGCGCCGATCAGATCGAGGGGTTCAAGTTCAATACCGGCGGCAAGGGCGGCGGCCAGAAAAAGCGGGACAGCAAGGATGACAGCGGGACCCGGGACCAGCTGAAAGCGAACGTCCGGGATCTGGCCGATCTGACCAACGCAACGATACCGGATATCCTGGTACCGATTACCCGGCAGTTTTCCAAGTTTGACAATTTCAAAGGCTGGGGCGATCCGGATCAGATACAGCCGTTCATGCTGGACCGCGTGGCCAAGGAGGTCGCGGCCCGGCTTAAAAAGCTGCAGGACGCCGGAGGACCCGGGGCCGGGCAGCCGGCCGGACAGCCTGCAGCGGAGGAGCCGGCAGCCGGACCGGACGCCGGACCGCCGGTCGATCACCCGGCCAGCATGGTGCAGCCGGAGGACCTGCCGGAATAATTTTATTGACAATTCCGGCCGCGATCGTTAATATGTTTTTATCCCGAATCAATACCTTTTAACCGAAAGGGGACAACCATGATAGAGATGGACACCAGCCAGGAGGGCCAGGGCGGCTCCCAGCCGCAACCACCGGCCGAACCGATCAAAAAAGAGGACATCAAGGTCACCAGGCAGCCGGCCGATCCGGACGCCAGCGAACGGCCTGCGATCCCGGACATAGAGGAGGCGCTCCGGGGCAAGCTGATAGCGGACGCCGAAAAGGACAAGGGCCGGCCGCAATACGTAAACCGGGCCAGCAGCATCGGGGACATTTGCGAACGGTCCCTGGTGTACGCCCGGACCCATTACGATCAGAAACCCGCCGCGGAGCTGGGCCTGCAACGGGCATTCCATGAGGGCCGCCTACACGAACGGGCATTTAAAAAGGACCTGCTGGACGCCGGCGTCGATTTCGTGGAGCCGGAGATGGGGTTCATGGATCAGCAGACCAAGACCAGCGGACATATGGACATGGCCATACCGGACGGCAGCACCCGGTGGCCCCTGGAGTTCAAGAGCTGCGCGTCGTCCACGTTTAACGCCCTGGCAAAATACGGCCGGTGGGATTTCATGAAAGCGATCCCGGAGCTGGTCAAGCGCGGAAAGTACTGGCTTTCAAAATACCCGGGCCAGGTCCAGATGTACGGATTTTTTAAAGCGGAGCAATGGGCAATCGTTATTTTTAAGAACAAGGACAACGGGGCCTATAAACAATTTAACGTCCGCCTGGACCTTTTATACGTGGACCAGCTGCTGGAAAAGAGCAAGCGCGTGAACGCGGTCGTGGACCAGGCCCTGGAGGACAAGGGCGCCGGCCAGGAGCTGGACGCCAAGTACTGCGACGCGCACTACCCAGAGCGGATCAAGGAGCGGTCCCTTTATTGCAAAGGCTGCTGGTTCAACCACCTGTGCCTGCCGGACATCGACTTTAATGCCCCGCTGAAAATCGAGCAGGACCCGGAATTTGAGGAGAAACTGGCACGGTGGCATTCGCTGAAAAAGGCGGCGGCGGAATACGATAAATTGAACAAGGAGCTGACCGGGCAATGCCAGGGCCGGGAGAACGTAATGGTCGGGCGGTTCCACGTCACCGGCAAGAAAAATGTAAAAGGGACCTGGCTCAAAAAGATCGAAACGATCGATGAGGAGGAGGACCAGGCCCAGGAAGTTAAAACCAGTTAACCAGGACCGAAAGGAGGAGATCGCATGGCCAGGAACATCAACGTAAAGACCACCGCCGGGACAATAACGATCCCCGGGATGCCGGAGATCGGCCGCCGGCTCGAGGGGTTCCGGGCCGTGACCGGTAAAAATAAAAAGGAATTCGCGGAGTTCATCGGGACCACGGCCGCAAATTACCAGCACCTTACAAACGGAAAAAGCTACCCCCGCTTTGAGGTTCTGGCTATTTTAAAATATCACGGATACGATATATCCGGAATATTAACCCCTAAATAATGGAGGAGCGCATGGCGCTAAAGAAACCCACGATGGTCCCCTACCTTTTTGAATTGCGGGAGGACCAGGAGCTGCTGGCCAACCAGGTAAATATCCAGGTCAAGGCCCCGGGCGGCGGGACCACGGTCGACGTACCGGTGGCGGTCCGCAAGCTGGACCCCGGCAGCAAGGAGGCCAAGGGAGCCAAGAGCCAGGAGATGGCCGCGGACATCAAGGCAGCCCAGGAGCGGATGCTGGAAATGGATGAGGAGATCAAGGCCAAGGATGAGGAGATCACCGGCCTGCGGGAGGCCCTGGACACGGCCAACCAGGGCGCGGAGGAGGCCAGCAAAAAGATCGAGGCGGCAGAATCGGCCAAGGCGGATCTGCAGACCAAGGTCGAGCAGCTGGAAAAGGACCTGGCCGCCGCCAAAAAGAAAAAGAAAAAGTAAGCGGCATGACCTGCCGGACAGAAAATCGAGGGGCGGCCTGGTTCACAGATCGGGCCGCCCTGCCTTATAACAGGAGGTACCATGGATTTATTCTCCCCGGAATATGCGAACGCGGTCAGCGAGATCGCGATCAAAAAGAAAATCCTGGCGGACCATAACCGCAAGTACGCGACCCTGCTGGAGCGGCAACGGGCCACGGCCAGACACCACCTATACAGCCAGACCTACCTAAACAAATACCGGATGCCCTGGGCCATTACCATGGATGACGTCCGGATCATTTGCGAAATCGACAGCGTCCCCGGGAAAACCACGAACAACAAGTACGGCGCTTTTTTTGCCGGCAGCCCGGACTTTGCCTGGACCGGGGACATGCACGTCAGCACGGCCCCGGGAGGCCACGGCAACCTTATAAAAATATGGACCTTATCACCGGCCAAGTTCCTGGCAAAGTTCGGCCGGATACCAGGCGGCGCCGTATTCGCGCCCGGGGTCCTGGAGGCATTCAATAATCGGAGGGCATCATGAGCGGAGAATTTACGGACGTACAGCGGGGAGCGCTCCTGGCAATGAAAAAGTGGTGCCAGGATTATATCCAGCACGTGGACCGGTGGATAGAAACCGGAGATGAGGACGCGGTCCACGAACACCTGGATCGCCTGGACAAAATCGCGGAGGAGTACCCGCCGGCCGGTACCGGGACCCAGCCCGGCAGCGGGGCCAGCGTGAAACGCAAACAGCTATAACCGGAGGCGGAAATGAAAATCGTAGGATGGGTGGTTATTAATCCCAAGGGCCTGCCAATATTGACGTTTACGGGCAAGACCCGGCGGGACGCGATCGGCCGCTGTTCCCATTTTGACCCGGACCGGGGATGGCGGTGTAAGCGGTTCACAATGAACATACGCGGAAACCGGACGGACCCGGGCGCGGAAAAAAAGGCCAGCGGATATATTGTCCTTTTTACCAGCGGCCCGGATAAAAGGGAGGGCCAGCATGCAGGAGATCGTGGAGGCCATGGAAACCATAATCGAGGCCCTGGGCGCCGCGATAGGGACCGCGGAGCGCATGCAGAGCGGCCTACATGACGTTAACGCGATCCTGGCCGGCTACCGGTTCGCGGTGGGCCTAAATATTGGACAGGCGGCCGTGATAGGGGTCCTGGTGGCCATTCTGATAAGGATCACCATTAAAAACCGGAGGCAGAAAAATGGGAGATAAACAGACCAGGCGGATCGAGCTGGGGACCTTTGTGGAAACGCCCCGGGTTCCCGGGACAATAACGGAGCGCAACAACCAGGGACAGGTCATGGAGATCACCCCGGACCGGAAATATTGCAAGGTTCGAATTCGAGTTAAGGGATTGAAAAGACAGGACGTACCGTTCCCGGTCAGCCAGGTAAAGCGGGTCCCGTTCCCGGACCGGAGCACGAAAAGAAAGCCGCGGGAATGGGACTACGGCAAGGAAAAACCGACCGGAGAATAATGTGGATAACCAGGCGGACAAGATGTGGACAATTAAAGTTTTACGTGAACCGGCCGTCAATTTGTGGAAAAGATCGCGGTTATCCCAAAGTTATACACACAGATATCAACACCCTAACCCTTTTAAAATATTGACTTTCCAGAGAAAACGGCCAGTTATCCACAGCATTATTATTGTTGTTATATTTATATTTAATAAAAACAATAATATAAAAGCCGGTGGAAATGTGGATAACCCAGGACCCGGGAGGGGAAATGCCTAAAAAACAAGCGGATAAGAAAAAGGCCAAGGCCGGGAAAAAGGCGCCGGCAAAAACCGCGCTGCCGATCCGGTGGCATCATGAGGAGCGGCCGATCAAGGAGCTGCAGGGATACGACAGGAACCCGCGAATCATTAAAAAGCGATCCCGGAAATTCCAGGACCTGGACAAGAGCATCGGGAAATTCGGCCTGGCGGAGCCGGTCACGATCCAGCCGAACGGTACCATAATAGGCGGACACGCCCGGGTCCAGGACTTCCAGAAACGCAAACAGAAAAAGATCGACTGCTGGGTACCGGAGCGGCCGCTGAACGCGGCGGAGCTAAAGGAATTAAATATCAGATTAAACAAAAACATAGCCGGGGAATGGGACCTGGATGAATTAAAAAAATTCGATTTAAACGACCTCATGGATTGGGGATTTTTACCGGAGGACCTGGGCCTGGAAAAAGAGAAACCAGGCAAGACCGATGAGGACGCGGTGCCGCCGGTCCCGGGAAAAGCAAAATCTAAAAAGGGCCAGATATTCCAGCTGGGAGAGCACCGGCTCATGTGCGGGGACGCCACGAACATCGATGACGTGGAGGCGCTGATGGCCAAGGAGGCCGCGGACCTGGTATGGACCGACCCGCCGTATAACGTAAATTACGAGAGCAAAAAGACCGGCAAGATTGCCAACGATAATATGACAGACAACGAATTTTATAGCTTTTTACACGATGCCCTCAATTGCCTGCTGCAGGTAACCCGGGCCGGCGGCGCGATCTACATATGCCACGCGGACAGCAACGGCCTAACATTCCGAAAGGCAATGATCGACGCCGGCTGGATGATGAAACAGGCCATTATATGGGTAAAGGACGTGGCGGTCCTGGGCCGGCAGGATTACAACTGGCAGCACGAACCGATCCTGTACGGATGGAAAGAGGGCGCCGCGCATTACTTCGCGGCCGATTTTACACAGAAAACCGTCAAGGAGGAGGAGGGGAAAAACCTGCAGGCCATGCCCAAGGACCAGCTGATAAAAGAATACCAGGACCTGGTACGGCGGATCAAGACCACCGTGACCAAGCACAGCCGGCCCCGGGAATCAGATCTGCACCCTACCATGAAACCGGTAAAATTGATAAAAGAATTTATCCGGAATAGCACCCGCAAGGGCGGGATCATCCTGGACACGTTCGGCGGCAGCGGCAGCACCATGATAGCCGCGGAGGAAACCTACCGCAAGGCCCGGGTCCTGGAGCTGGAGCCGCGGTATTGCGATGTGATCATCCGGCGCTGGGAGGAGTTCACAGGAGAAAAAGCGAAAAAGCTATGAAAAAACAGCAGCATAAGAAAAAACGGGCAGCCAAGAAAAAGGGCGCCGGCAAGACCAAGGCCCGGTCCCGGGACAAGGCCAAGGATAAGAAAAAGACCAGGACCGCCGCGGACCGGAAAAACAAAAAGGAGCGGACCCCGGAGAACCCGAACGCCGCCGGACGGCCGGAGATAGAGGTCGACTGGACCGTGGTGGACAAGCTATGCGCGATACAATGCACCCTGGAGGAGATCGCCGGGTTTGCCGGGTGTTCAGAGGACACGATCGAGAGGGCCTGCGAACGGGTCCACGGCGTTAAATTTGCGGAGTACTATAATAATAAGAGCGCGGAGGGCAAAATTAGCCTGCGGCGCGAACAATTCCGGGTGGCCCAAAAAGGGAATACCAGGATGCTGACCTGGCTGGGCATCCAGGTCCTGGGCCAGAAACACCGGCACGATATCACCACCGGCAAGCGCCTGGATTACCGGGACGTAAAAAAGCGGCTGCAGGAGGTCAAGGACCCGGCGGAGCGTTCGAAAATATTAATGGACTTCATAATGCAGGGCAACGAATAACCAGGCCACCAGGGCCGTAACCTATTATTTTTATTGAACGGAAAAGTGGACTACCCGTACAAATACCGATGGGGCAACAACGCGAAACGCGCACAACTGAAAGGGCGGCGGTGCCGGATCGTGGCCCGGGGCCGAATGAACACGGTCCTGGTGGAATTTGAGAACGGGCAGACCGAAACCATCAGCCGCCGGGCATTAAAAAAGGAGGAGCCGTGCGGATAAAAAAAGTAAAGATCACCACGGATGACAAGGTTTATATCGAGTACGAAAAGGAGAGCGGGGAGCAATGGGATCTGTTCACGATCACCTGCGCCGGCAAGCCGCGGCCGGCATTTTTCAAGGCCATGGACGCCCTAAAAAAACACGCCGGGGACCTGCTGGAGCTGGACCTGGCCCCGGGCAATTTGAAAGTTCGCGGCGTGACCTATTCCTATTCAGAGGAGCAAGGGATCATGGGCGCCGTGGTGAGCTACCGGTACAAGCTGGAAAAATCCGGGACCAGCATCGCCCTTAACACCCCGCATAAACCGGAAAAGCAATACCGGGAGGGCAAAAAGGAACCGAAACCCGCCAGCTTCCTGTCCAAGAAATGCGTGGAGGACCTGGTAAAATTAAAGGTCGAATGCCAGGAATATTTAAAAGGAGAGCGGGAGCAACAAACCCTTTTATAGCGGAGGACCGATGACCGAAAGGACAAGGACAGCAGCCCTGGCGGCCCTGCAGGAGGCCCGGGAATTGATAAAGGGATGGCACAACATGGGGAAAACGGGCCTCAAGGACGTGGATAAAATGTGGGAGATATACGATCAGAATAGCCCGGAGATGAAACGGATCAACAGCGCGATCCGGGATCTGCAGGAAACGACCGGGGACCCGGGCCTGGTATTGACAGACCGCAAGCCGGAGCGGGAGGGAATGTGGTGGTACCAAAACCCGAAAGGGCAGCGGACCGTGGTCCGGCTGGTCCGGAGGGCGGAGGAGCCGGGCCTATTTTTTATCGCGGATGACAACCACCTGTACCCAGCGGAGGGCGTCCTGGGGCAATGGGCCGGGCCGATCCCGGAGCCGGAGGAGAAAAAATGATAGGGCCAACCACATTAAAAAACGAGGGCCAAGACCGGGACCGGGGCATGGAGGTGATCTACGTATGCAGCCCCTACGCCGGAGATTACATAATGAACAAATTAAACGCCCGGCGTTATATAAAATTCGTAATGGACTGCGGACACGTACCGGTGGCGCCGCACATTTGGTTTGAAAAATTCCTAAACGATACGGTGGAGGCGGAGAGAGCGCACGGCCTGGCCATGGCGATCCGCCTGGTACCGCGCTGCGACCAGCTGTGGATTTTTGGAAATAAGATCACCGGCGGAATGAAAATGGAAATCGAGGTGGCCAAGATAACACCCCGGGTCCGCCGGATAATTAGGAATATAAAAATCGAGGGACCGAACCGGTGGGACGGGAAAACGTTATAAAGGCCCTGTCGATCCAGCAGCCCTGGGCCTGGGCCATTGTTTACGCGTTCAAGGACGTGGAGAACCGGACCTGGCGGACCACCTACCGCGGGGAATTCTGGATACACGCCGGCCAAGGTTTTGATTGGGACGGCCTGCATTGGATGCAAGAGCACCAGGACCAGCTGCTGGTGGGACCCGGGACCACGGTCCGGATACCAACCAAGGCCCAGGAATATAAGCGCGGCGGGATCGTGGGCCGCGCCAGGATCACAGGATGCGTAAGCGAACACGGCAGCCCCTGGTTTGTGGGACCCTGGGGCCTGCTGCTCCGGGACGCCCTGCCGGTACCGTTCCTGCCGTGCAAGGGCCGCCTGGGATTTTTTGAACCGAAAACATAGGAGGACCGATGCGGATCGTAAAATTTAAAGAGGCAAACAAAACATTAAAACCGCCGAAAGGACCGACGCCCTGCAAGGTGGTGGACCTGCCCGTTTTTTCCGACGGGGAATATTGCATCAGCTGCTGGCGCCCCGGGATATGGGAAATTATAAAATTATTTTTTACCCGGAGAATCTGGCTATCCGTTTTAAGCGGCGCGACCTCGCCGCCGGTCATGGTTTCCATACAATACCCGTTCCTTAAGCCCGGACAGAAATGACCCACCAGGAGCGCCTCGATAAAAACATAGAGATGCGCCAGGAGCTGGTCCTGGAGGCATTCACCAGCCCGGACCTGCAGCGCGAAACCGCGGACCGCTGCCGGCAAGACATCCTGTTTTTTTTTAACGCATTCCTGTGGACCTATAACCCGCGCAAGCCGCCGTACCATTTCCCGTTTGTTTTATACCCGGCCCAGGAGATCGTGGTCCACCAGGTCAACGAGGCCGTCCGGATCGGGGACGGGACCCTGGGAGAAAAATCCCGGGATTGGGGCGCGACCTACATATGGCTGGGCGTTTTCCTTTACCATTTTTTATTTTTTGAATTCGAGGGCCTGCTGCTTTCCCTGCGGCAGACAGAGGTAGACAACCCGACCCCGTCGTCCCTTTTTGGAAAATTACGGTACATGATGCGGCGCCTGCCGTTCTGGCTGCTGCCCAGGAAATGGAGCTGGCGCCGGGATGGCGATACCTTCCTGCGGATATTGAACCCGGACAACGGCAACAGCATAATCGGCCAGGCAACCACGGAGGACGCCGGCCGGTCCGGCCGCAAGACCGCGGTCCTGGTGGATGAGTACGCCGCGATCCGCAACCGGATAGCGGAGGGCATGGAGCGGTCCCTGGCCCATA